CCACCAGAAACAGCGACAGGAACTGGCAGAACGCTACGCTCCGGCAAAAGCCCTTATCCGGCAGGAAAGGGACGCGAGCAAAGAGCTGAAAGCCCTGTATGCTGAACGGTTGTTGACTGAACAGGAATATTTTTTAGCCAGAAAAACCCTCCAACAAACCTCAGTGAAAGATCAGCTGGCAGAACAGGCCAGACAGTTTGCTGCGCCCCGGCTTGATATGGCGGGTGAGGTTGATCCCGTGACCCAGCTGAAAAATCAACTGACAGAACAAACTGCGCTTTATGAAGCGTATTATCGTAATAACCGCATCAGTAAAGAGCGTTATGAGCAATTGACTATGGCAGCAGGCACGCGTTCTAGGGATGCCCAGCTTGCCGCCGCTAAAGAGCTGTACGGGGCGCAGGGGGATTTTCAACGGATGCAGATCAACCTGTTAGACGTGGTTGAACAACGGACAAGTAACGCCCTGACCGGCATGTTAACCGGCAGTAAGTCATTTTCTGAATCCATGCGGGAACTGTCGGCCTCATTAGCCCAATCGATTATTCAGGACTTGGTGCGTATTGCGATGCAGGCACTGATCACCAAAGCCATCTCAGGCTTCTTCGGTGGGGGTGGTATGGCCAATATGGGGACCAATGCCTTAGCCTCAGCCGGGGGCAATATGGGTTCGATTGGCTCCGGCACGACAATCACCCCGGATATCTGGAAAAGTCCTATCCCGAATGCGAAAGGCGGGGTTTACCAGTCAACCAATTTAAGTCAGTACAGTGGGCAGATTGTCAGCAGTCCGACTTTGTTTGCGTTTGCGAAAGGGGGTGGTGTGATGGGGGAAGCCGGTCCCGAAGCGATTTTACCATTAAAGCGCGGCTCCGATGGTCGGTTGGGTGTGGAAGCCAGCGGTGGCACCAACAACCAGACCACCAACCATGTCAGTATCGTAATTCATTCTGATGGGAATCAGGAAGTGAAGGCAACCAGCGGCTTTGAATCGGCCGGACAGGATATTGCGAAGTTTATCGACCAGCGATTTAAGACTTTGCTGCATAAGAGTCTCGGTCAGGGCGGTGAACTCAGTGTAGCGATTAAAGGAGGACGGCGATGATAAAGACGTTTGATTTTCCCGCCCGGGTCGGGGCAGCGGGGGAATTTGAACCGGTGGTGCGATCTGTCCAGTTCGGCGACGGGTACAAGCAAACCATCGGTGACGGGATAAATTCACAGCGGGAAAGCTGGCCGTTGTCGTTTGTGGGTTCCCTGTCGGATATCCAGCCGATTATGGCTTTCTTACGTGAACATCAGGGTTGGCGTTCTTTTAAATGGCGCAACCCGTTATCGGAGTTAGGGCTGTATCAGGCAGGGAAATTCAATATACAGGCGCATGGGGCTTATTTTACGCTGTCCGTGATCTTTACCCGCACTTACCATCCGTAGAGAACACCATTATGACCATAAATACGACACTCCAGCAACTGGAGCCGGGGAGCAAAGTCTTATTGTTTGCCCTTGATGGTTCCGCATTTGGCGGGCCAGAGCTGTACTTCCATAACCACCCGATAGCGTACACCGAGGCGGAGCTGGAAAGTTCAGACAATTTACCTGCTAAATCTATCTGGTGGCAGGGCGTAGAATATAAGCCGTGGCCGGTTGAGGTTAAGGGGCTGGAAATTCAGAGTGATGGCAGTACCGCTTCTCCCGCGTTAAGGGTCGCCAATCTGGATGGCACCATTAGCGCCCTGTGTCTGGCTTACCATAATATGGCGCAGGCACGTATGACTATTCGCATGACCTTCACTCATTATCTGGATGCGCGCAACTTCCCCGAGGGTAACCCGGAGGCTGACCCGACACAGGAAAAAGTAGACGTTTTCTACATTGACAGTAAAACCCATGAAGACAATACCGAAGTCCATTTTGCTCTGTCTTCTCCGGCAGATCTACAAGGGATTCAGATCCCCACCCGTCAAATCCATAGCCTGTGTACATGGTGTATGCGTGGGTTGTATCGCAAATCCCCCTGTAACTACACAGGTAATCGTTATTTTGATGAAGAGGGCAACCCAACGGACGATCCGTCAAAGGATGTGTGCTCAGGGTTATTATCAACGGGATGCGAGCCGCGCCATGGAATAGGTAATCAACTTCCCTTTGGTGGTTTTCCCGGTTCGGCTTTGCTGAGGAGATAATAGTGCTTCTGGATATTAAAAGAACAAAAGGTTAATATTTGTTGATATATTGACATTATGAGGGCGCATTAATGGGACTTGATGATAAAACCATTGATCCTTTATTTGATGATGCTGTTGAGTATTTAATAACCAATGAATATGCATCCATTGATGATGTAAAAGAGTATTTTGGTATAGGCTACAATAGAGCAGCCCTGCTATTGCAACAGATGGAAGAGATGCAAATAGTTGCATGGGAGCATAATAACGGAATCTCCCGATATAAAATAATTACTCCGGTAACAAAGGAGGCAACGAGACAAGAAAAAAAAGAACCCATCGCCAGTCCTAGCGTAGTTAACACCAAGAAAAGTGATTCTAAGGTATTAGGATATGGAGGCTTTGAATGGCTTATGGCGGGTATTGGTTTTATCGTTGTTATCGTCGTTTTTGCCTCTTGCTCTAGCCGGACACCAGCGCCCCCAACAAATTATTGTACAGATGACAAATCTGCGTATATCTATGCTGAAAAACTTATTTCATCTCATTTAAAAGCCCCGTCAACTGCTAAGTTTGCCAGTTACTACGATGTTAAATCATACAAGCCCGAAGAATGTAAATTTAATTTTATTGGGTATGTTGATGCTCAAAATAGTTTTGGCGCAATGATAAGAACGAAATTCAATGTGGTCGTACGTTACGAACCTAAAAGCGATAAGTATTATTTGGAAAATTTAGAGATGTGATTTATTTGTTGTTTTAATTCAACATCCCGCTTCGGCGGGTTTTTTATTGCCTAAGGAAGCCTTTATGCGTCCTCATATTATCCAAGCCATCCTAGAACACGCGCAGGCCGACTACCCGAATGAATGCTGTGGACTGGTCATTCAGAACAGCCGTAAACAACAGTATATTCCCTGCCGTAATACCGCCTCAGTCCCAACAGAGCAGTTCAGCCTTCACCCGGAGGATTACGCCGCCGCCGAAGATGCCGGAACGATTATTGCCATTGTGCACAGTCACCCGGATGCGACCACCCAGCCCAGTCAGTTAGATATTGCTCAGTGTGATCTATCACAACTCCCGTGGGTGATTGTCTCATGGCCGGAAGGGGATATCCGTACGCTGATGCCCTCGAAGGGGATTAAGCCTTTGCTGGAACGACCGTTTGTCCACGGTATCTGGGACTGTTACGCCATTGTCCGCGATTGGTATCGGCTGGAGCGCAACATTGAATTACCGGATTTTGTCCGTACAGATGGGTGGTGGAACCGGGGCGAAAATCTCTATATGCAGCACTACGCCTCGGCGGGATTTATCGAATGCAGCGGGGAACTCCAGACCGGTGATGTGATCATTATGCAGGTGCAGGCCCGTGAACCTAATCATGCCGGAGTGTATCTCGGTGAGGGTCTGATGCTGCACCATATGTACGGGCAACTCAGCAACCGCGTGTCTTACAGTGGCTACTGGCAGGAACGCACGGTGAAAATCGTCAGATATCAGGGGGAATAATGGAAACGATACGCACAATACGCTTATACGGCACACTGGGTACCCAATTCGGACGAGCGCATCGGCTGGCAGTCTCTTCACCGCAGGAAGCGATCCGGGCCTTGTCTGTGCTGATTGAGGGTTTTGAAAAATACCTGTTAACCGCCAGAGAGCGCGGATTCACCTTTGCCGTGTTTATCGACAAGCGCAATATCAGCCAGGATGAACTGGCTTTTTCCGGAGAAGGGGATATTCGGATTGTGCCGGTGATTATTGGCAGTAAAAAAGCCGGGGTATTCCAGACGATACTCGGCGCAGTTATGGTCGTTGCGGGGGCGTTCTTGTGGTACACGCCCTATGGTGTACCGATGGTGATGTCCGGTGTCGGTATGATGCTGGGTGGCGTGGTGCAAATGCTC